CAAAGATTTCCCAACAATTTGCCGCCCAACCAGTAAAGTTGCACCATGCTTTTGTGATGTTATTCATCACATATTGCTGTTGCTGACCTACCGCAATCGGCACGTTAACGCTCAAAGCGTTGTGTTTGGGGTCAAATATCATTTGCCAGCCAAACGTATCGCCATACGCCTGCGTTGCTGCTGCAAAAGCGCCCTGAATCTTGTCAGATAGCGCAATTCTTGGGTCTAAACGTGAAGATTGTAAGCTTGCAGCAAGCGGATAAACGCCGTTATACGTCAAAATGACAATATCGCCGCCGTACTTAATCATGCAACGCTTGCCAACGGGCTTGCCAACACGCCAAACGCCCACTAGCGCCCATTTTGTAGCGTCCGAGGGGTCTGTGCCTGCATAAACAATAACTTCGCCGTTAGACGTGATAAACACAATGTTATCGTCTACGCCATAGCCTGCGTCAATTGTCCAAGTGCCTACGCTAACAAGCTCGCCGCCCAATTGAGCAACTGCGCTCATGTCAATGTAGTTTGCTGCGCCTGCAATGCTCAAAGTGGGCAAATACCATGCTTTTAGCGTGTCGTTTTGCGTAAACCAGACTTGATTCTTAAAAGTCGTGATGTTGTTCAGCGATTGAGGTGTCACTCCTGTAATCGCAGGGTTTGTCCATGTAGAACCGTTATACAACAATGGCAAATCTGAGCCGTTTACAGCGTAAAGATAACCACCCGCAGGCGTTGTGACGTTGACGTATTCCCATTTAGCGTTAGACAGCGCAGTTACGACTGGTGCGCCTACCGCTCCCGATGCTGTCACGTCGTAAATAGCTGTACCAACGACTGCAAATAGTTTGTTTGTTGTGCCTGACGAATAACCCATTAGCGTCTGCACTTGACCGGGCAAACCTGTGGCGTGTTTCGTGTAGCCGGGTCTCAACACCACGTTGTTCACAGACGGGAACAGGTTGGTCAACTGAACAGCGTCCAACACGTCCATGTTTGCAATCGAATCACGCACGTTCCAGCCGCCAATTGGGGCAGGGAGGGACGCAACACGAGCTGCGTTGTGTTGAACTAGAGAGTTAATGCCTCTGCGTGTTGCCATAGTTAGTTCGGGCCATAACCAGTATCAGGAATGTTGTCGTATCCGATGAGGACAGTTCCGGGTCTTGGAGCGAACGACAGGTTAGCAGCGCTCATGTCCTGAGCAAGCACAGTTTCAAGCTCAGTCATGTAATTTCTATACATTGCCGTGGTATCAAAGCCCTTAGCTTCAAAATACTTCAGCTTTGTAGACAATACCATCAGTCGATCAGGATAAATGCAAGTATCGCTGTCGGCTGTAAATGAATTCTTTGGTGTGCCGTCTGCGCCTTCTGCCCATGCTTGCGAGCGATACTCGTAGCCAAGTAGCTCATTTGTCGATACGCCGGGCCAAATTTGGAACGTATTACCCAACAAGCGCCAACGAATGCGAGGGCCTGTCGAGATATACCCCGACAGCAGCCATTCCCATTGCTGTGCGTCTTCTGGGCCTAGCATCTCCCAATGCTTTGACTTGTCCCAATGCGTCCGTGGCACAGTCGCATCATAATCTGCGGGAAGCGGGTACTTCACTTTCATAAAGCACAAGTCTGTGCCGACGTACGTTCCCGTAGACGGTTGGTTCACAGTCACTTGTGTTGCAGAGTCAACGCTAACGATGTATGTAGCGTTACCAAGACCATTACCCGTCACTTGATACGTTGTGTCAAGTCCTGCTGTCGACGGGATATTGGTAATGGTGTAAGTGTTAAGAGCAACGTCACCAGTCGTATTTGTGTATGACGTTGTGAATGTATGTTGCTTCGTTAGTCTACGCCAATCGCCTTTTTTCAAAAGCTCGTAGCCTGATGCGTTCATCAGAGCTAGGATTTGGATAACGTCCTGATTAGTGTTTCCTGCGACTGACGCAGGTGTTGACACACCTAACTCATTTGTCACTTGCGTGACTAACTGAAGCATTGTGGACATTTATTCCTCTTTTTTCGGTCTACCAGCTTTTTTCTCAGCCATAAGCGCTGCAAGTTGCTCTTTAAGTTCAGCTAGTTCCCGTTTTGTTGTCTCAATCTCAGATTGTCCGTCTGAGCGTGTTTTGTTCAACAAATAGCTTCGAGCTTTCTCACGCAAACCTGCTGCGCCCATTCCTACTTTCTGAAGCTGCATATCTGAAGCAGTAGCAACCTGCTCAACAGTCTGAAACTTCATAATACTCAATTCTTCAAGCTGCATCTGCGTAATTTCGTCAGGGCGAGCTGCGTACCAGTCTTTCAACGGTGTGCCAATCAAGTGTGCATCGTTGTTTTGCATCTGATAATGTAGCCATTGGCGAGGGAATCGCTGCTTATGACTTTCACGCACAGGTTGCTCAACTACGTTTGTCTTATCACCGGGCACTACAATTCTAACAAACGGTTTACCTTCCCACGGCTTTTTTTCGTCCGTTGAAGGGTGTTGAAAAGTGTAAAACTCAACAAATAATTGTGAGTCTGCATTACGAATATCGCTATCTAGTCCCAAAATCCTCTCCTGTTAGATAAAAGATGGGGGGAAGGTTGCCCCGCCCCCCGTACAGCTTACACCGAAGCTTTGCTGAACCAAGCGTAATCGCCTGACACTAGAGCAACTGCTGGGCTTGTGTAAGCGCCACCAGAAGCAGTAGCCACAAATGTGCTTGGATCAACCGAGCAATCTGTGTCAGAAGCAGAGATTGATGCGCCAGCTTTCGCCAACACATACAGTTTGCCATCCGAACCAAACACTTGCAGCCCAAGAGGGCCTTCGGTTGGGATTGCAGTCCCTGCCGAGTTAGTGTTGGTAGGAACAGTGGTAGTTAGCGTCGTACCAATGACGTGCGAGACTGAATATGCCATGTCTGTTTCTCCTTAAGCAATCAACACGCCGCAGAACTGCGGGCCGCTGCTCGTCATGTTACCGGCCCAGCCGATGAGCTTGACGATAGCATCTTGGTTGACGGCTTGACGCTCGCCACCAATTGGCACGAAGTTACGATCAACGTGAGGACGGAACATGAGGTACTTGGTGTTCAAGAACCACATATGGTTTGCAGTAGCGTCGTTACCGATACCACCGTCAAGCACCACGTCCGAAGCCATACCAGCACCGTAATACTTCAGGCTTGCAAAACCAGCACCAACGCCAGAGTTGCCACCGTCAGTAATACGCTGAATTGCTTGCAGCGACTGGAGGTACAGGCTGTAGTAGTTGTTGTCGCAAACGATAAGGTCAGGCTTATCTGTTCCACGAATCAACTGAACAGCAACTGCGTCCATGTACTTCTGAATGTTGGATGCTGAAACAGCAGCCAAACCGTCAGTTGTACCTGAGTAAGCAACAGAGCGCCAGAACGACCAAGTAGCACGGTTAATGCCACCGTATGTGCCCGACGAAGGAGCATCAGGAACGGCTGCGCCAAGACCAGTGATGTTCTTGCCGCTGTTACCAGTACCGTCAAGATAAATGTCTTGCGAGATACGGTTAGCCAACTGAGCTTCAGCAACTTGCATACGACCATCGAGCAAGTCGATGATTGCCTCTTTGCCGCTGTTCTGAATCATTTCCAGACCAGAAATCGACACGGCTGCTGCGTACTGAGTAATCGAGAACTGAGCTGCCGAAATTGGCGAGTTCTGCGACACGTTCAGCACTTCGTAGCCAGAGTACGAGTTCGTGTTGTCGGTTGCGCTGTCGGTGTACATAATTTCTTGCAAAATTACGTTACCGCCAGAGAATGTCTTCACGTTGCCACGTTCTTTTAGGCGGCGCAGTAAAGCGTTGTTGTTTGTGACGTTGTCAGCAAGCTCACCAGTACGGCTTTGAATGTTAGTCGCAATGATGTCGCTGATCGAGCTATTGGCAAATGCCATAATAATCTCCGATTAGGTTATCAAAAGCGCCCACTAAGGCTTTCAATTTGTTCAGCCAATAATGAACGTCTATCTTGCGCTTTGGTAGCCGTGTTCACTCCGGGTGTAGAGCTTCGTACGCTGACCGCTGCCGCCCGAGCAGCTTTCGCTGCTTTGTTAGCCGCCTCTCGTTTTGCAGCTTCAGCTTGAGCTTGTTGGCTTTGCTGTAGCTTGCTAGACAGAGATTCGTCTAGGCGTAATGCTTTGTTGTATGCGTCTTCCAAGTTTTGCGCCATTCCTGAGTTCAGGAGCTGGATCATTGTTGGACGGGCATCCTCAAAAAACTCGGCTTTTTGAGCAAAACTATCAATTTCGCTTAAAAGAGCTTGGTTTTGTGCTGCTTCTTGCTGCTGTTTCCATGTCATTACTTCATTTTTAACGCTATAAAGCTCGTTTTGAAGCATTGACACAGTAGGATCGACAGGCTGTTGTTGCAGATTGCCGATTTCCTGTAAATTTACACCATATTGTTGCGAAAGACTAGCAAACATCTGCGCTTTCTGCTGCGGTGTGCCGTGGCGCAAGACGTTATCTGCGTCCATTAGCGCTTTAATCGCTTGCGGTGGTTCAATCCCAAGCGTTCTTAGATTGTTTTGGTACGGTTCAATCGCTTGTTGAATTTGATCTGCAAACTGTGCTTTAGAAAGTAGCGGTTCTACGCCACGCTTCATTTCTTCTTCACGTTGCCAAGCGTATTCTTTCAGTTTTGGGTCTGCGGTTTGCCAGACTTCGTGGTAATCCTTTTTCCACGACGCTGGAGGACGCTCCCAAACAGGAGGTTCTGCCTGTGGTTCTGCTTCAGGCGTTTCAATTGCTGGTTGCACAGTTTCAGCGGGTGTTGCCTCTACTTGCTGTTGAGCCTCGTCAAACTGCTGTGACAGTAATTCTCGACGATCAAGTTGCTCAACCTTTTCAGCTTCGCTCATTTATACTCCCTCAAGTAAATTTTCTGCGTAATTGCTTCAAAATTTGCTGCGCTTGCTTGTGCGTCATGTTGCCAAGCTGCTGACGTAGCACTTCTTTGCGGTTGTTCGACGAGATGGGCGTGTATTTTGTTTCCATCTTTTCGTTACCAACCTCAATACAACCGTGAGCTTGCAGATGTTCACGGTGTCTTGATCTGCTTGTAATCATTGAGCCATCAATCATGCTTTTGTACGGCTGTATGTCTGGCATCACGAACGGGCCGTGTATCTTTTCAAGATGCTCATCAGACCCTTTCTCGACTAATTTGCCATCGACGTAAACGTAAGTCTTTCTCATAACAGCGCTAAGACCTCCTCATCGTCCATTTCAATGTATGCGTCATAAATCTGCTGCACTCGTGCTAAGTCAGCCATTAGTGCGTCAAAGTCAACGGTATTGATAAAATCTATTGACTTTAGTTCGCTTATTGTAGCTTCCTTAATGTAGGGTGCGGCTATTTCTTCGGCGACTAAGGGTTTACCCTCAACAATGTGTTCAAACAGCGCAACAACTTCGTCCCGGCGCTTCTTCGCTTTTGCTGATTCTTCTGCTAGACGTTTTTTGCGTTTCTTGTCCCCATCGTGCATATCAATATCAATGACAGGCACAACGCCGCCAACAGTGCCTGTAAACGAGCCTGTGTCGTTTTCGTCTGTAGCGTTTAATACGCCAGTGACGGTGAGCGTCTGAAACGCATTGGGTTGAAACGCATTAAGCTGAAAAGCTGCTGTCATACGACTGTCCAGACGCTACCGGATGGGACTGTGACTGTTACGCCAGACGCAATGGTGATTGGCCCTGCGCTCATAGCGTTATTACCTGATGCAATTGTATAGTTTGAGCTAATTGTCGCAGCGTTTTCCCAAATACCAGTGGCTGTAATGTTGCTGCTTGCAACGCTTGCCCATGTGCCATCGCCACGCCAATATGTGCTAGATGTTGCACCTGTGCCGCTATTTAGGTTGGTAACAGGCAAATTGCCCGTCACTTGCGTTGCAAGACTTACGTTTGACAATGCGCCGCCAAGCGTTAGGTTGCCGCTTGATGTGACTGTGCCTGTTAGCGTAATGCCGTTGACTGTGCCTGTGCCACCTACGCTTGTAACCGAGCCTGAGCCTTTGTTGTTAAACGTAGTCCAGTCGGTGCTCGTCAAATAACCATTAGTTGACCCGTTTGCAGCAGGCATTGCAACTGTTGGCGTTGTGCCGCCTGTGCTTGTAATTGGGCTTGTCGCACTAACCGACGTAACATAAGTTCCCGCAGGCTGTTTACTGTTAAAAGTTGTCCAGTCTGTGCTTGTCAGATACCCGTCTGTTGTGCCGTTCGCAGCAGCCATACTGATTGCTGGCGTTGCACCGCCTGACGATACAACTGGTGCTGTGCCCGTAACCGATGTGACACCGGTGTTGGCAACCGTAATTGCGCCTGCACCATTCGTAACAGATATGCCTGTTCCTGCGCTAATGCTTGCGTTCTTCCAATACCCTGCAACAGCGTCATAAATCAGTGTGTTGCCGCTTGTTGGTGTGCCAATCTGTACGTTTGAGTCTGTGCCGCCAAGCTGTGAGCCAGAGTCAATGCGAATCAAAATCGTACCGCCGCCGCTTGATCCACCGTTAATTA